AGGCCACGCAGGTAATCGCCGGCGCTGGCGAAGATCCCGTCGAGTTTCGCCCCGGCCGCCGACTTGTTGTACAGCGACTGGCGGCGCGCCTTCGCGAACACGCCCGCCGCATGCGAATCGAAGCCCCGCAGGTCCGGGTGCCCGTTAGCGGACACGTCCAGTTTGAAGTTCGTCGGCTGCTGCCCGTTGGCCTTCAGGAACTCGCCGAGGGCCGCCTGGGTTTCGTTGCGGATCTGCTTCGTGAGCTCGCCGCCGTCGGCGCGGGCGAAATTCTCCGCGTAACCCTCGATGTAACTCTTCAGGCCGTCGGGGGTTTCCCACAGTTCCTTCAGGGTGCCCTGGTCGAGCAGGTCCTCCGCCAGTTCCGCTGAGGAGGTGGGGATCTTCTTGGTCATCGGCTTGCCGCCTCCTTAGCGGGTAGCGCCGTTATCCACGCGGGCAGGTCGCCCGCGCGGGCAGTCATGGAACCGTCGCTGTTCCAGTTGTCGGGGATCCGCGACGACAGACCGAGCGCCGCGGCGCGCTTGATGATGTGCTTGCGGATCGCGTCGTGGTCGCCGGAGCCGCGGCCTACAGCGTGGATGGCGTTGTCGAGGTCCTCGGCATCCGCGATCGGATAGGACCCGTCGGGCATCGCCTGGCCGCTCGAGGCCATCCGCTTCCGGTCGTCGGCGTTGTATTTCGCGTTCTCCGGCCGCCGCGGACCCTGGTAAATCGACAGATCCCACGCGGCCCGCGGCTCGACACCCTGGATCGCGTCAGCGAGCCGGATGTCAACGGCTTCCTGCGCCGAGTACCAGGTTTCCTCACGCATCGCGTCACGCCACTGCGCCGCCGGGAGCCGGGTCCGCTCGGCGTAGATGCTGGCGATGTTGTCGCTGGCCTTGTCGAGCAGGTCAGCGGTTTTCCGCATGTCCGCCGAATTGCCGATCGCCGCGCAGAACCCGTCGTGGATCATGATCGAACTGTTTTTCGCCATCATCAGCCGGCCCGGCGACGCGGCCATCGCGATCACTGACGCGATCGACGCGGCCAGCGAATCGACGACCACCGACACCTGCCCGCGGTTCTTCAGGAAGTTGTAGATCGCGATGCCGTCGAACACGTCCCCGCCAGGTGAGTTGACGTGAACCTCGAGCTCACCCGACACCGTCGCCAGTTCGCTGATCAGGTCCCCGGCGCTGACACCGAAGTACCCGATCTCGTCGTAGATGTTGAGCTGGGCGGGGGCGTGCTCGGTCTTGTCCTGTATGCGGTACCAGTCGACTTTCCCGGACCGGAGGTTCGAAATCTGCCGGGTGGTCCGCCACGGCCTCTTGTCCTGCATCAGTACCTCCCTGTTGCGACCGGGACGTGGCCGTTCGCGAGTACCCGGCGGAGCCGTTCGTGCATGTCGTCTTCGCGGGGCGCGATCCCCATCAGCGCCTGCAGCGTCGCGTCGTCAGGCGGTGTCGTGTCGTCCTGCGGGGCCGGCGCGGCCGGAGGGGCCGGTGGCGGCGCGGTTCCCATGTCAGGCAGGCCGACGACCTCGAGGACGTCGGACGGGTCATAACCGGCGCTGACGAGCAGCTGCGCGGCAGTCGCCTTCGCCTGGAGTTCGGCGTTGTCCTGTTCCCGGTTCAGCGGCATCGGGAAGCTGTAGTCGAACTCGACGTCGCTGGCCGTGGAGCCGAACAGCGGCAGGAACTGGGTGTTCAGGACTTCTTTCCACCGGTCCAGCCGCGGGACGATCTTCCACGAGCTGAACACTTCCTCGCCGGTCTGAGCGTTGGCGCGGTTCACGTCATCGGTCACGCCGGTCATGACCTTGTGCATGCCGAGCGCTTCGCGGATCTCGTCCCGCATCTCAATGGACAGGTTCTGGAAATCCATGTCCTTCGGCGACGTGCTGGTCGTCACCCATTTCGCGCCGGCCTCGAGCACCGCGACCCGGTGAGCGCGGGCGACGCCGCGGTGCGCTTCCCGCCACCGCGCTTCCATCGCGTCGAAGTCGACGTCCTCAACCGACGGGTCCAGTTCGATGACCCCGCCGGGCTCGGCGCTGTTCTCAAAAAACCCGCGGTTCCACTGCGCCGCGAGCCGTGCCGCGTCGATGTTCGCCAGCACCGACCCGATCGGCCCCGTCCCGCCGTACACGTCTTCCGGGTCCGGGTACCGGTTGAAGATCACGTCCGACATCCGCAGCGGGATCTGTTCCCGCCCGTCGGGGCTGGTGTAAATCCAGCCCTTCTGGTACGCCTTCGGGTCCGGGACCGGGGTCATCCGCCACGGCGGCACCGGCCACAAACCCACCGGGAACGACGCCCGCGGGTCATACTCGACCACCCAGTGCGATTTCCCGGTCGTCTCCAGCCAGATCCCGCTGATTTCGAACAGGCCAGTGCGGGTCCAGATCACGATCTCGCGGCCGTCAGACATGACCGTCGCGGGCTTGCTCAGCACCGTCAGCGCCTGATGCCTGGTGACCTGCACCCGCTGGTCGGAGCCCTGGTCGCTGGTGGTGTACCGGCGGCGGCCGTCCTGGGGCTGCTTGCGGTACAGCGACCATTCCGGTTTCGCCGCTGACGACGCGAGCAGCGACACGTTCGAATGGACGGTGCCCTGCGACTTGTACGCCCGGACGTTCGCCTGGTCGCCGCCTGCCATGTACGACGACCCGCCGTACACGACCCGCGACGTCATCTGCACGGGCGCGGCCCGGTTTGCTGGCCGGTTCAGCAGTTTGCCGACCAGGCTCGCCATGTCAGCCGCGCAGCTGGTAGTCGAGCACAAGCAGCGACGCGGCCACGACAAACCAGCCGCCGTGATGCCACACCTGGAAACCCGCCACGTCAGCCGCAGCGAGCCCGCACAAAGTCAGCAGATGATCCTGAATCGCCGCGGCAACCTTCGACACGCGGCCCTTAACCCTGGCCCGTCCGGCAAACACGGACGCGGCCATGCCAAGCAGCGAACGCCGGGGCCCCGGCGCCGTGGCAACCGCCACGAACCCTCCTCGCGCACACGCAACCCCGACCGGAGCACGGTGCTATGGCGAATCATAACCATCAGCAGACACAATGGATAGTGGATGACCCATAGACACGACCGATAAGTAGCTGGATAGGTCGCAGATGCTCAAAGACGCCGCCAAACTGCTCGCCCCGGCCGTCAGCGACACCATCCGCGCGCTCGACCTCACCGACAAAGACGCTGCGGCGATCAAACTCGCCCAGCGGTACGCCGACCTGATCGACGCGTCCCTGGACAAAGACGCCGCCGACCGCGCGTGGGCCCTCCGGTGGATCGGGCCGCTGCTGATGGACGCCCTCGCCGAACTCGGCGCCACCCCCGCCGCCCGCGCCAGGGTGAAGAAACCCGGACCAGCCGCCGATGCCCCCAAGACGAACCTCGCCCGGCTCCGCGCCGCCCGCGGCTAAACTCCTCGGCCGCGCCGAACCGCGCCTGTTCACGCCGCCGCTACGGCCGCTCACCCGCAAAACCACCCGCGGCTACGAAATCATCGACTTCGCCCGCGACGTCGTCGGCGAACCACTACTGCCCTGGCAAGAATTCGCGGTCAAAGCCGCGTTCGAACTGCTCCCGAACGGCCGCTACCGGTTCCGCACCGTCCTCATCATCGTCGCCCGGCAGAACGGCAAAAGCCACCTCAAACGCGTCGTCACCCTCTGGCGCATGTACATGGACGGCGCCACCCAGATCCTCGGCACTGCCCACCGGCTCAGCCTCGCCCGCAAACAATGGAACCTCTGCCAGGAAACCATCAGACGCTGCCCCGACCTCGCCGCCGAATGGGGCGGCGTCCGCAACGTCAACGGCGACGAAATGTTCTGGGCCAGCGGCGCCGAATACGCCATCGCATCCGCCAGCGACGCAGGCCGCGGCAGCTCCAACGACGAAGTCACCATCGACGAACTCCGCATCCAGAAAGACTGGAAAGCATGGGCCGCCCTGTCCAAAACCACATCCGCCCGCCCGTACGGCCAGACCTGGGCCATGTCCAACGCCGGCGACGACACCAGCGTCGTTTTGAACCAACTCCGCGAAGTCGGCATCGCCGGCACCGACCCGTCCCTCTGCCTCCTCGAATGGTCCGCGCCTGACGGCTGCGAACTCGACGACCGGGACGCCATCGCCCAGGCCAACCCCGCCCTCGGCACCATCCTCAGCGAAGCCGCCATCCGCTCCAGCCTCGGCACCGACCCGCCCGCCATCTTCCGCACCGAAGTCCTCTGCCAGCGCGTCCAGAACCTCAACTCCGCCATCGACATCGCCGCCTGGCGTGACTGCGCCGACCAAACCGGCACCATGGACGCCCTCCGCGGCCGCATCGCCCTCTGCTTCGACGTCGCCGAAGACAGCGGCCACGCCACCCTCGCCGCCGCCGCCGTCCTCACCGACGGCCGCGTCCGCATCGAAATCGTCCGCGCCTGGCACAGCACCACCGAGGCCCTCGACGAACTCGGCACCTACCTCGACGCCATCAAACCCCGCGCCATCGCCTGGTACCCATCCGGACCCGGCGGAGCCTTCGCCACCATCCTCCGCAAACACCGCCGCTCACTCGAACTCAGCAACGCCAAAGCAGCCGAAGCCTGCCAGGGCCTCGCCGACATCGTCCGCGCCCGCAACCTCATCCACCCCGCCGACGAACTCCTCGACGCCCACATCGGCGCCGCCAGCAAACAACGCACCGGCGACGGCTGGCGCTTCACCCGCCGCGACACCGGCCACTGCGACGCCGCCTACGCAGCAGCCGGAGCCACCTACGCCGCACTCACCCTCCCCAAACC